GTTGCGGTGTGCGCCAAGTGTCGGCTGGTGCAGCTGCTCGAGGTGTTGGACGGGCAGACGCTGTTCGGCACCGGCTACAGCTTCTACTCGTCGGCCAGCGCGCCGCTGTCGGCCTATCACGCGAAGTACGCGCGGGACGTGCTGCACCGTCACCGGCACCTCGCCGATCAGGGTGTGGTGGAGATCGGCTGCAACGACGGGGACATGCTGCGCCACTTCGACGGATACCCGGCCATCGGCGTCGACCCGGCGGAAGGCCCCGCCAGCGTGGCGCAGGAGCGCGGGCTGCAGGTGTTGGTCCGACCGTTCGGCCTCGCCGCGGCACATGAGATCCGCGACCGTCGCGGCCGGCAGGGGCTCATCATCGCCAACCATGTCCTGGCCCACGTCGAGGACGTGGCGGATGTGCTTGCCGGCGTCGCCGCGCTGCTGGCCCCCAACGGGATAGCGATGGTCGAAGTCCAGTACCTGCCGGACCTGTTGGTGAACAACGCGTTCGACCTCGTGTATCACGAGCACCGTAACTTCTTCTCGCTGCGCAGCTTGGCATCTGCCGCAGTCCGGTCCGGGCTGCATCTCGTCGGCGCCGAACTGACCAACCGGCAGGGCGGTTCGCTGCGGGCCACGTTCCACAGCTCCGGCGGGGTGATCGGCCCGGCTGTCGCCGCACTACTCGACTCTGAGGCGTGGCTGGATGACTTCGGCGCTTACGAAGGCATGCAGGGCCGGGCCGAGCGGATCCGTGCCCGGCTGCTAGATCTGCTCGCCGAACAGAAGGGCATCACCGCGGTCTACGGAGCGCCAGCGAAGGCCACCACGCTGCTGAACTTTTGCGGACTGACCTCAGCTGAGTTGTCGTGGTGTGTCGATACGACCGCGGCGAAGCAGGGCAGGCATATCCCCGGCACCGGCATCCCGATCGTCCCGCCCGACTTCATGGGGGCTACGCAGTATCTAGCGGCGGCGTGGAACTATCTGGGCCCGATCATGCGTCGGAATCCGCACAAGCGCTGGATCCTGCCAATCCCGGCCCCGGTGATGCTGTGAAGCTTAATTTGGGATGCGGCGATAGGTATGAGTCGGGCTGGTGGAATGTCGACCGGCCCGACATGCCCTACCGCAAAGATGAGGCGTTCGACCTGCGACAGCCGCTGCCGTGGCTGGACGTCACCCACGTCTACGCGGGGCATGTGCTTGAGCACATGTTCGTCGACGAGGTGCTGGTGCTGCTGCCGCGGATCCGCGAGTGCATCAACCCCGACGGCGAGCTGATGGTCGTCGGCCCGGACGTCATCCTGGCGCAGGGAATGGCTGTGGCCGGCACGTTGGATGTGACGATGGAGTCGCTGGAGAACGGCGGCCACCGCTGGCCCGGCGACGAGCACCGCTGGCACTGCACCCAGTGGGGCATCGAGCGGATGCTGCTCGTGACCGGCTGGCAGCAGATCAAACGGATCGGCATCAATCAGGTGCCCGACTTCTGGCCGGTGGCCGATCGGCGGCCACAGTGGCAGTGTGCGGTGAGCGCTCGGCCGTGAACATCACCGTCGTGATCCCCACGATCGAAGGCCGGCACGAACTGCTATGCCGCGCGATCGAATCGGTCTGGGCGCAGACGCTACATCCGGTCTTGATCGAGATTGAACTGGACCGCGGTCGGACAGGTGCGGCAGCAACGCGTAACCGGGCGTTGGGGCGAGTCGAAACCGACTGGGTCGCCTTTCTCGACGACGACGACGAGTTCAAGCCTAACCATCTGCGGGCCTGCGCGAGGCATGCCGGGCTCACCGGCGCGGATGTGGTGTACCCCGGCTACGACACGGTCGGCACCGATCCGCTCGGGGTTTTCGGCATGCCCTTCGTCGGCCATCTGCTGCGGCGCCGCAACTACATCCCGGTCACCACCCTGTGCCGGACCGAGCTGGTGCGCAAAGTTGGCGGGTTCCAGCCGTATCCGGACGAGAACGGCGACCCGTGCGAGGACTGGGGTCTGTGGCTGGCGCTGCTCGACGCGGGGGCCACGTTCTCACATCTTGCGCTGCGGACCTGGATCTGGCGTACCACCGGCGGGACACGAGGGCGAGGTGTGAACGATGGCCCTAGGTGATGCTTACGCGACGGCCGCGGAGTTCAAAGGCTACGCCGACCACTTCACCGACTCGACTGACGACACGCAGATCACCGAGGTGCTGTTGCAGGCGTCCCGCGCGGTGGAGCACGTGTGCGGCCGGCAGTTCAACAAGGCCACCTCAGCGTCGGCACGGGTCTTCTTCCCCGACTCGCACTGCCTGGCGGTGGTGGACGATTTCCACACCATCACCGACCTGGTCATCGAAACCGACAGCGGCGACGGTGGGACGTACCCGACGACCGTCGCCTCGACCGGCTATGCGTTGGAGCCGGTCAACGGCATTGTCGAGGGCGAGTCCGGCTGGCCGTTCTACCGCATCCTGGCCGTCAACTCGTACTGGCCGACGTACACGGTCCGGCCACCGATCCGGGTCACCGCCCAGTGGGGCTGGACCGCGGTGCCCACCAACATCAAGGTGGCCGCGATCTACACCGCGTTGGAAACGTTCAAGCTGAAGGGCGCCCCGTTCGGCGTGGCCGGCTTCGGCGAGTTCGGCCCGATGCGGGTGCGGGAAAACCCGCGGGTCATGTCGATGCTCGAGCCATACACCCGCCGTCGGGTGTTGATGGCATGACTGACATCGACGATGTGGTGACGGCGCTGGCGACACGCATCGCCACCGGCATGGCCGGTGATGTGCTGGCCGGGCGGACCTACGCCTACGCGGTCGACTCGCCCAACCCGCCCACGGCGATTGTGCTGCCCGGCGACGGGGACTTCGTCGACTATGACGTGACGATGGACGGCTCGGACGACTTCGCCCTCGTGGTGAAGTTGTTGGTCGGCACTGCCGTTTCCCGCACGGCGCAGGCGCAGCTGCTGGCCTACCTGTCCCGCTCCGGTTCCACGTCGGTGCGTACCGCCATCTACGGCGACCGGACGTTGGGTGGCGTGGTGGCTGACGTGAAGGTGGTCGGCGCCCGCAGCTACGGGGATGTGGAGTACGCCGGGGTCATCTTCTACGGCGCTGAGCTTGTTGTGACGGCCTACTCATGAGGTGGGTTGTGGCGGCTCCCGGGCCGGCGTTCAGCGTGTTCGACACCTACGTGGGCTGGGTTGAGGCGCTGCGCGAACACGGCCAGCATGTGATCGAGTTCAATTTGGCCGAGCGGTTGGCGTTCTACGGCGCCGCGTTGAAGCAGACCAGCAACCACACGTTCGAGAAGTTCCTGACCGCCGAGCAGGCTTACGAGCTGGCAATCAACGGCCTCTACTCGACGCTGTACAAAGCCTGGCCGGATGTACTGCTGGTGGTGTCCGGGTTTTTCGTCCCGGCGGAGCTGCTGGACCGGGCGCGCCGCTCCCGCACCCGCATCGTTGTCCTGCACACGGAGTCGCCGTACGAAGACCAGCGGCAGATGGAACTGGCGCAGTACGCCGACATAAACCTGATCGACGACCCGACGAACCTGGAAGCCTTCCGGCAGGTCGCACCCACCTGGTACATGCCCAAGGCGTACCGGCCTGGGCTGCACTGCCCCGGCCCGCCGGTGGAGGGCCTGGAATGCGACCTGGCGTTTGTCGGCACCGGCTACCCGTCGCGGGTGCGGTTCCTCGAGGCGATGGACTTTTCCGGTCTGGACTTCCTGCTGGCCGGGAACTGGCCGACCCTGGCCGAAGGTTCGTCGCTGTACCCGCATCTGGCCCACGGGCCGGAGGAGTGTATCGACAACGAGCGCACGGTTGACGTGTACCGCTCGGCGCGGGTCGGGTTGAACCTGTACCGGCGTGAGGCGCAGTACCCCGATCCGGATCCGGTGGCTGGCTGGTCGATGGGTCCCCGTGAGGTCGAGATGGCCGCGACGGGCTTGTTCTTCCTGCGCGACCCGCGGCCGGAGGGCGACGAGGTGCTCGGCATGCTGCCGACGTTCTCGTCACCGCAGGAGGCGTCGGGTCTGCTGCGGTACTGGCTTGACCGGCCTGACGAACGCGCCGCCTTGGCGGTCAAGGCACGTGAGGCGGTCGCGGACCGCTCGTTCGGTAATCACGCCGCACATCTGCTGCGGCTTCTCGGCGTCTGACCCTGCCGGCCGGCAGGTCGACCACCAAACAAGGGAGTAGCAAATGGCCCGCCTTGCCGGCCGGAATGGCCGAGTTCTCATGGCATTGGCTTCGGGTGGCGTCGCCACGCCGGTCGCCTACCAGGCGTCGTGGAGCATCAACTTCACCACCAACAAGATCGATGTGACGGCGATGGGCGACACCAGGAAGGTCTACGTCGCTGGGCTGTCG